GCCTTGTGACCGATCCTCCGGGTTCGAATGGCACGGCTTCGGGCGCTTACAACTGGGTCATCGTGGCGTTTAACAACGTTACCACGAAGAACCAGACTGGCATCTAAGAGGAGTAAGGACCAATGGCTGTTAATCTCTCTGCCATCAAAGACCTTCTCCTCCCCGGTCTCCGTGGGGTTGAAGGCAAGTACGAGATGATCCCATCTCAGTACGATAAAATCTTCACCAAGCATGAATCGAAGATGGCTCTGGAACGCACTGCTGAAATGCGCTTCCTCGGCCTCGCCCAGCTCAAGACTGAAGGCGGTCAGACTGCTTTCGATAACGCAGCTGGCGAACGCTACATCTATAACCAAGAGCATACTGAAATCGCTCTCGGCTATGCGATTACGCGTAAGGCAATCGACGATAACCTGTACAAGACACAGTTTATGCCGTCGAACCTCGGCCTCATCGAATCCTTCCAGCAGACGAAGGAAATCTATGGCGCTAACGTGCTGAACACAGCGACGACTTACAATGCTGCCATCGGCGGCGACGGTAAGGCGCTCGTTGCTACAGACCATCCTATCGATGGCGCAACTGTCTCGAACTACGCAACGGTTGAACTCAACGAGTCGACCCTGCTGAACGCGATGATTGCTGTTCGTACCAACTTTAAGGATCAGGCTGGCCTCAAGGTCTTCGCCCGCGCCCGTAAGTTGATTGTTCCGACGGCTCTGGAACCTGTCGCAATTCGTCTCACAAAGACTGAACTGCGCCCCGGCACCAGCGACAACGACGTTAATGCAATCATGATGACCTCGGGCGGTCTGCCTGAAGGTTACATGGTTTCGGACTTCTTGACCTCGACATCGGCTTGGTTCTTGCTGACCAACATCGATGGCCTCTCCTACATGGAGCGCGTCAAGTTTGAATCCGACATGCAAGTCGACTTTGTTACTGACAATCTTCTCGTGAAGGGTTACGAACGTTACAGCTTCGGTTACTATAACTGGCGCTCCATCTACGGCTCGTTCCCATCGTAAGAGCTTTAAAGGGCGGGGGAGCAATCTCCCGCCTTTTTATCTAGGTTCCCTGATCACGCAGACCGACCTAGCGGACTCTGCACAGACGGCGTGATCTCATCGTGCAGGAGGCTCTTATGGGCGCTTCAACTTGGACGGGTCCAGTTCGTGCTGGTACCGTTATTAACACCACAGGTACAACTGTCGGCACTCTGAAGAATGTCGGCTATGCAGAAATGTGCCAGATTTACGCTGTGAACCAGACGACAACGGAAACCGCTACGGCGACGACGATTGTTGTTCCTGCTAACAGCACCATCGTTTCAATTGACCTGATTACTACGGTTGCTTGGTCAAGCGCGACGACAACTTATACCCTCAGCGTTGGTACTACCGCATCGGCTAACGAACTCGTTACCGCTACGAATGCCAATTCTGTGAGCAAGATTGGCCTTCTCCCGGCCTCTCAAGCTCAGTCGGCTCTTTGGATCAACACTGGCTCGAAAGACATTCAGCTTTATGTGCTGTCTGGCGCTCACAGCGTTACCAATGGTCTCGGTACTCTCGTCGTTCGTTACATCCAAGGCATCAACGCTTAATCAGGGCTTTAGGAGGCTCACATGAAGGGTAAATTCAAACTCGAACCTAAGAATAGCCCCGACAAGTCGCTCGGTGGTGATTTCTACGCTGGTGGCCAGTCTCAGGTTGCTAAGGACGCCAAGAACAAAGCCGAAGGCTTTAAGAAGGGTGGCAAAACCGTCAAGATGATGGGCGATAAGGCTGCTGCTCACGCTGGCCGCAAGCCGCGTAAGTCGGGTGGCTCGGTCCTCTCGTCTGCTGCTTCTGGCACAGCTCGTACGAAGTCCTCGCACTACTAAGTTCTTCACGGAATTTAGGGTCGATATTACGGGGGCTTAATGCCCCCGTATTACTAGGAGAATAACATGTCTGGTGCATGGACACGCAAAGAAGGTAAGTCGGAGTCCGGCGGGCTGAATGAAAAAGGCCGTGCCAGCCTTCGTGCCGCAGGGCATGACATTAAGCGTCCTCAGCCAGAAGGCGGCTCTCGCAAAGACAGCTTCTGTGCCCGGATGACTGGATTAAAGCGGAAGTTGACAGGTTCTGCCAAAGCCGCTGATCCCAATAGCCGTGTTAATAAGTCGCTCAAAAAGTGGGATTGCTGACATGACAGACAAACCTTTTTGGGAGAAAGATGCGCCGAAAGATGCTAAAGTGAAGCATCTGAACCGCAAACAGATTCAGTCAGCCAAAGCATCGGCCAGAGCGGCGGGTCGCCCTTATCCGAATGCTGTGGACAATATAGCCGCCGCACGGGCTGGCAAAAGGAGCTAAAAATGACTGGCGTTGTTAATCAATCCATCACACGCATTGGCCGTAATGAGCCGTTTGATCTTCAAGTTGGTCGCGGTCAGATCACGGGTCATCAGCCTGTACAGATTTTTGGTTATAGCACTCTTGTTGGTAGCACTGCTCTTGGCCCACTTTGGGAAGGCCTTACCCTGTCAGGTGGGACGTACACATTCCCATCATCGGCGGGGGTAGTTGTTCTCCTTAGCGCATCTGGTGCAACTGACGCTGGTTTAACAATTCAAGTGCAGGGCCTTGATGCAAGCTATAACCTTCTGACCGAAATCGTTACTTTGAATGGTTCTGGTACAGCAACGACTACTAGCTCTTTCTTACGCATCAATGGGCTGTTTATCACAAACGGGGTCAATGCTGGCAACATTACCGCAAAAATTGCTACAGTTTTGTATGCTCAGATCAATGCTGGTGTGGGACAGTCACAGGCATCTATCTACACTGTTCCAAATGGCTATTCTTTCTTCCTTAGCTATGTTCAAGCAAATGCAAGTATCGGGTTTACGTCCAGCACATACATGACATATGCGGAATGGAATAAACAGAATCTTAATGTTTCTGTTCCGGGAAGCGGAAATCTTGGATACAATGGGTACAACCCTTACAGCGCAGTTGGTAGCATCACTCTGACGGGCCAATCCCCGTTTGTGCAGATTTTTGAAATTCCATATGCCGCTCCGCTGTATCATGAATCTGGCACAGATTTGCAGTTCATGCTTAAGGCAAGCACGGGTAGCCCATACACCGCCAGCATCTTCGCTGGTGGTTATCTTATTAAGAATGATGCCAGCCTCTAAGGGGTTTAGATGTCAACGAGCGGCACTTATACGTTCAATCCTTCTCTCGGTGAGTTGACGCTTTATGCGTACAACCTCATCGGGGTAAGGAACACGGCTGTACTCCAAGAGCATATGGAGGCCGCTCGTATGGCCTCTAATATGATGCTGGCTCGTTGGTCGAACCAAGGCGTAAATCTTTGGGCGGTCGATCTTATCACGGTCCCGCTTGTTCAAGGTCAGGCAACCTATTCAGTTGATGCTGATACGGTGATGATCCTTGATGCTTATATGGAGATCGATAATGGATCGGGTCAGCCAATTGATCGCATCATTCTACCAATCAGCCGCACAGAGTATGCTTCTTATCCGAACAAAGAGCAGCAAGGCTTTACAACAACTTATTGGTTTGATCGCCTCATTTCGCCAACGGTAACTCTTTGGCCTGTTCCAGATGGCACTTCAGCGCAATATCTGAAGTATTATCGCGTTCGTCGCATTCAGGATTCGAACTACACAAATGGTCAGCAGGTCGAGGTTCCTTACCTTTGGCTTGAAGCTTTTGCGTATGGTCTTGCCTATCGTTTAGCTCAGATTTGGTCTCCGGCTATTGCTCAGACAATTAAGCCTATGGCTGATGAAAGTTATGCGATTGCGGCTGACCAGAACGTCGAACAGGCTCAACAGTATATTTCGCCGCAGATTTCTGGCTATTTCCGGTAGGAGGCGTGAATGGGCTACGCTTCTCAAGCAGGTAGGGCGAGAACTAGCGCCAGAAACCCACAGGCACATGCGATATGTGACCGCTGCGGGTTTCGCTATAACCATGTGAACCTACGCTGGCAGTATGACTGGCGTGGCGCATCCATGATGAATATCAAGCTTCTGGTCTGCAATCCTTGCTATGACCAGCCGCAAGAGCAGCTTCGCGCTATCGTTGTTCCGGCTGATCCAGTGCCGATTGTTAACCCGCGTATTCAGGATTTTGTCGTGGCAGAATCCAATACCCGCGTGACATCTGGTCAGAACACCGTTGATCCAGTGACAGGCATTCCTGTTCCGGGCGGCGCTAACCGCATCACGCAAAACGATGACACTCGTGTCACTCAGCAAACTGGTGAACCTCCGGGTGGTCTCAATCAACAACCCGGTACTGATCCCAATGCTCCCGGTGACAATGATCCGGGTGTACCGTATGATAACACCACCGTTCCACAGACAGGGCCGCTGTAATGTCCTCCATTCAGATTCCAAATCTTCCCGCAGCAACTGGTCTCAATGGAACAGAGCAGCTTGAAGGTGTTCAGGGCGGCTCTTCAGTTAAAATCACTACGAACCAGATCGCTTCGTATATCAATTCTGCATATCCAGCTCCCGGCATCGCATCCATTACTGGAACTGCGCCGATCAATGCCAATACGGCTGGAACTGCGGTCACAATTTCTTTGAATCCGCAGGGCGTTACTAATTCTTTCTTGGCTCCGATGGCTGCTGGAACGGTGAAGGCCAATGTCACTGTTGGCTCGGCATCTCCGACAGATGCAACAGTCAGTCAGGTTTTGGATGTCATCGGCTCGACAAAAGGCAACATTCTCTATCGTGACACATCATCATGGGCTGCCCTGACAGGCGGCTCAAACGGTCAAGTTTTGACAGCTCACGGTTCTACGGCTGCTCCGACATGGGAAACGCTTTCTGTGCCGTCTGGTCAGATTGCTCCCACAGGTGTCGCAGTTGGCACATATGGCTCGGCTTCGACTGTGCCGCAGTTCACTGTTCTGGCTTCGGGCCAGATTAGCAGCGCGACAAATGTTGCCATCACAATTCCCTACACTTCGGTTACGGGTCTCGGCTCTATTGCCACGCAGAATGCGTCTGCTGTTGCAATCACTGGCGGCACGATTGATGGGACAGTTATCGGTGGCGTTACCCCTGCTGCGGGTTCGTTTACATCTCTGACATCAACTGGGACGACAAATCTTGGCACGATTGCTTCTGGCGTCTGGCATGGTACTGCCATTGGCGTGTCTTATGGCGGCACTGGAGCTACCACAGCTTCTGGCGCTCGTAGCAATCTTGGCGCTGCCGCTTCTGGCGCTAATAGCGACATTACAAGCCTATCGGGACTGACCACGCCGCTTTCTGAAACACAGGGTGGAACGGGCTATGGCAGCTACACCACAGGCGACATCCTTTACGCCAATAGCTCAACTACTTTGGCGCGGCTTAATGATGTGGCTACCGGAAACGCTCTTATTTCTGGTGGCGTTGGCGTTGCTCCTTCATGGGGCAAGATTGGACTGACAACCCATGTCAGCGGGACGCTTCCTGTCGCAAACGGCGGCACAGGCGCAACCAGCCTGACAGGTTATGTCTACGGCAACGGCGTTGGCGCATTCACGGCTTCGCTTACAATTCCTAATGCTGGCCTTGCCAATAGCAGTGTCACCATTGGCAGCACCAACATTGCGTTAGGCGCAACCACATCTACGTTGGCTGGTTTGACAACTGTCACGCTGACGCAAGACCCGACTGCGGCTCTTCAAGCTTCGACAAAACAGTATGTCGATAATCAGGTTGCGACCGTCTCCAATCAGACGTTCCACACGGCTTGCTATGCGACCACGACTACCAACCTGACTGCCACTTACAACAACGGCACGGGCGGCGTTGGCGCTACCCTGACAAATTCTGGCACTCTGGCTGCGTTTTCAACAGACGGTCAGTCCCCGCCAATCAACTCGCGCATTCTTGTCAAAGACCAAACGACAGGCGGTCAGAACGGCATTTACACGCTGACAACAGTCGGCAGTGGTGCGGCTGCGTGGGTTTTGACTCGCGCGACAGATTTTGACACCGTTGGAACTGGCCCGAACTATATTGAAACTGGCGCGGCCACTTTCATCAATAACGGCAACATCTACGGTGCTTCCGGTTGGGTTATGACCACCACCGGAACCATTGTGGTTGGCACGACGACTTTGACATGGACGCAGACATCTTCATCTAGCTCTGTCACAGTCTCTTCGCCTCTGACGAAAGTCGGCAGCAACATTTCGCTGACAACTGTTCCGACTACACTTGGCGGCACGGGACTGACTACGCTCACGCAATATAGCGTCATGATTGGCAATGGCACTGGCAACATTGCCTTTGCTGCTCCCGGCACAACAGGCTACCCGCTCCTGTCCACTGGCGCTTCTTCCAACCCCGCCTTTGGTCAGCTTTCACTGACTGCTGGCGTGACGGGAACGCTTCCAGTTGCGAATGGCGGCACAGGCACGGCGACTGCTTTCACAACTGGTTCGATTGTTTTTGCTGGTGCATCTGGCACATACAGCCAAAACAACACCAAGTTCTTCTGGGATAACACCAACAACCGTTTGGGCATCAATACTGGTACGCCGCAGACGCAGTTGACGATTGTTTCCAATACTCAGACAACAACGCCCACTGGAACG